TCCGAGCAGCGACCAACCCGGCGTCATGAGGATCGTTGTCAGCGACGACGAACCCCCGTTCGACGCCCCGCGCTATGTGCTCGAGGTTTCCTGCCGAAAAGCAGACGTAAATCTTGTATCGAAGCTTTACCGCCTGCATCGCGGCACGAACACTCAGCCCGGTTGCAAACCCTTCGACGAAGATTGGGAGTCCTCCTGCGTCAAAGGCAAACGATGCCCCCTTCGTGATTTGTCCGTTGAGGAAGCGTTTTTTCCCCTCGTGATCGATGAGTTGTACTCCGAAAAGCCGCGATCCAATTCTCATTGGGATGACAAGTAGTCGAGTCCCGTCCACCGTCCACACGTTCCCGCGCTCTTTCGGAAACCCTTTTCGTTCGAGATAGGGGTGGGTGTCCTGCACGCACTGATGCAGAATCCACCCCGCTTTTCTCGCTGCCCTCTCCGCTGCAAACTTGCGATCCGCATCAGACTTGGCCGCGAGGTGGCGGAACTCCTCGGCGTTTGAACACTGACCGGTCCACATCTGTGGGGCCAGCATCGTCGCCCAGTTCTGAACCCACCCCCGATCTCCCATGTATTTGTACCTACCGTTTCGCTTGTGTGGGTGGTCGACCGTGGGAACCGCAACCCATTTCCCAGGCTGAACACCGCGCATGATCAGCCCAAACGATTCGGCGAACTGCTCAAATGTCATAGCGTTTCACTCCCCTGCCGCATGAGGTTGCCATCGAAGGCAAAACTTCCAATGTGCTTTAACTGGATGAACGGGGCGAGATGGATTTTCCCGCCAGCTTGCCTCCACGCCCGACAAAACGAGTAATCCTCGCTCATATATGTCCCCTTAACGGGGCCAATCGAAAAATAGTCCCAGGCGTCAATCCGCTTACCGTCCACGATGTCAACATAGCTTGGGACAAACTGTTGAAGCCTTTCAAACACAATCCGCTGGATGAGCATGAACCCGGTCGGAACATGGGACACCTCCAAGAATCCCAGCTCATCCGACTGGCCACCTGCGTCAACTTTGAAGATGTAGCTGCCTAGCCAGTCCTCCGGACTGTCTTTCAACTTCAGAACAGCCTCTTTGTAGGCTTCAAGATTCAGCCGCTTGCGCGGGTAAGTCGCCGCAACCAGATCATGCTCACCGAGAATCAGCTTGATGATGTCCCACTCGCCAAACACAATGTCAGCGTCAAGGAACATCAGCATGTCCTTGCCAGACACTAGGAACCTCTGGGCCAAGTTGTTCCTAGCTCGAGGGATCAGCGAGTCACCCATCATGACCTCAATGGACACCTCGAACCCGGCTCGAGTGAGCACCTGGACCGACTTGACCACCGACAGAGCAAAATCACCGTGGCACATGCCGCCAAACATGGGGATGCCAAGCATGATGGATCGCTGCCGTCGTGCGTTCATCGTCTTGAGCCCGGTCATAACATCATCAACGATCATGCGTGCCTCCTCGATTTGGCGTAAGCAATCATTCTTGATTTCACCCAGTTCAGCGTGGACAGACTGGGCTCTGCAATGGTCTGCTTCAAGCCCCGTGGCCATGTCCCATACTTCTCGCGGTACTTGTGTGCCGCCCAATTGGGGTTGTAGTTTTTGAAATGGGCGTAGTGCAAGAGCTCCGAATAGAACCTTTGAGGCGTCATCACTGCCTTGCCCCAGGCGTTTAGCTCCTGCATCTGGCCAGCGACCGACTCAATCAATGCCTGACGACGCTTCTCAAATCCGCACCCAGGACATGTGAGAGCCCCCTTTGGCCAGAGCAACTGGCATTGTGGACACTTGGAGTCTTTTTTCTCGCGCTCGGTCGGCTCCTTGCGGGCCTTTTCCTTCTCGTCAGACAGCTCCGACACACCCTCGGCAAACACCTCGTCCCATGTCTCCCGGAACCGAAGGAAATTGCCCGAGTGACACAACCACAGACCGAACTCTTTTGATGGATGCGACCTCATCACCCGGCCCAATTGCTGGATGTGACTCGATAGTGACTTACTGAATGGCCGCGCTGACACGCCGATCATGACATCAGGGACATCGAAGCCTCGAGTCAGGATGTCGGTCGCGATCAGCCCGTGGATGGTGGTGTCAGGCTTGGCAAAGTCTTCAATCGCCTGGCGCTTGAACTCATCATCATCCTTGTAGGACACCGGGATAAAGTTGTATCCCTGCTTTGCAAACTGCTGCGCGAGATCCGCGCCATGATCAACCCCGGAGCAGAACACAATGGTCTTGCGAGGCCCACCAAACACTTCGTGGGTCTTCTTGATCCACTCGGCCACAATGTCCCCGGTGATCCGCATCCCGCGCTCAGTAGCAATGTCCTGGCTCCACTCCCCGGCAACCTTCTTCGCGCCGGTCATGTCGATCTCTTTACAGACAAACACCCGGAGGGGAGCCAGCCACTTGTTGGTTACTAGGAACTCGGTTGTCGAGCCTGTGACAACCCGCGAGTAGATCTTTCCTAAGCCCTTGGTGAACGGTGTCGCCGTGAGGCCGATCACCTTCATCTGAGGGTTCTTTTGTATCCACTCATTGACCGCTTTCCTGCCTATGTGGCACTCGTCAATGATCGCAAGGCCGAACTCAGGGAATGTGTCCCGACTCTCAAGTGTTTGAGCAGAACAAACCTGAATCCAACGGGCGGGCGCAAAGTTCCAGTGCTGCGCTTGGTAGACCCCGTGATTGATGCCGTACTTCAGTAAGCGGTTTGAGGTCTGATCGACCAAGACGATCCGATCCATGATGATCGCGGTCTTTGAGAACTTCTCTGCTGCCGCCTTCATCAGGTAGATCGCTACCTCAGTCTTGCCGAATCCCGTGGGCGCATAGAGCAACTGACACCTGTGCCCCTGCCGAAATCCCTCTCGCAGCTCCTCTACGCACCGCATCTGGTGCTCTCTCAGTGCTAGTTCCATAGCGACTCCATGCTGCCAGACTCCCTCTGGCGTGGGCTTGATGGTGAACCATCGAGGACAATCATAACACATGAAAGCAATGTGGTACGATGTATTGACATCGTTTGGAAACGATGCCACACTTCGACTCCACTGCTAGGAGATCCAGATGAAGCTTACCAACAAACACGGGATTCCGGAGACGTTTGTGAACGTGCTCCGCAGACCGACCTACTCGCGGGGCAAGGCCAGTCGGTCTGTGACCCAGCTCATCAACTCACCAAAGATCGTGGCCCTCTCTGAGCACTTTGCAGACGAGATTGAGCAGGATGTGTCTGAGATGGTCTGGTCCCTGTTCGGGCAAGCAGTCCACAAGGTTCTGGAGCATGGCAAGGATGACAACCATGTCATCGAGCAGCGGCTGTCTGCTGAAGTCGATGGATGGACGATCTCCGGGGCAATCGACCTTCAGATCATCGGCGAGAACGGGATCAGCATCCGCGACTACAAGACCTGTTCTGCGTGGTCTGTGATGAACGACAAGATCGAATGGGAACAGCAACTGAACATCTATGCATGGCTTGTTGAGGAGGTCAAGCAGAAGCCCGTGACCGACCTCGGCATCGTAGCCATCATCCGGGATTGGAGTCGCAGAGAAGCGGGAAAGAACGAAGACTATCCCTTGGCTCCGATCAAAGAACTGCCCATCCGTATGTGGCCCCAGGCAGAACGCTTGGAGTTCATCAAGCACCGCGTGAATGCCCACGCCGAAGCACAGTTTGCGTTGGACACGGAGGAGCTGCTGCCGTCATGCACCCCCGAGGAGATGTGGGAAAAGCCAACGATCTATGCGGTAAAAAAGACGGGCGGTGTTCGTGCCAAGCAACTGTTTGGCGATGAGTTGAGTGCGATTGCCGAGGCTCAAAGGCTCGGTGATGAGTACGAGGTCGAGATCCGGAGAGGGGAGCGCACACGCTGCGCCAGCTTCTGCCCGGTATCTCAATGGTGCGCCCAGTGGCGCGATTATCAGACGGGGTGGATCGATGGTAACGCTTAAACAAGAGTTCGGGATCGTGACTCCAGAAGAGGAGGAGGCTTGGAAGATGAAGGCTGATCATATTCAGATCGGCGGCACGCATTACAAAGAACTTGGGGTTCAGCCCTGGGATGTTATGAACGCCATCCTGACAAGAGAGGAGTTCATCGGGTTTCTCAAAGGAAACATCGTCAAGTACGGGATGCGTCAAGGGAAGAAAGACTCCGACGATGCCCGCAAGTGCCAGCACTACATGCAAAAACTCAAAGAGGTTCTCAATGGCTAATGTCTTCGCAAAACTCCAAGAAGCCCGGATCAAGCTCCAGGCAACCAAACTCAGCAAATCAGGAAAGAACAAGTTCGCTGGCTACGAATACTTTGAACTCGCTGATTTCCTGCCCGCGATCCAGTCGATCTGTCACGAGGTCGGTCTGTGTGGCGTAGTCAGGTTCAGCGACAAAGACGCATCTCTCACTATCTACGACACCGAATCCGAAGGTCTGGTGGTCTTCACCTCCCCCATGTCCACGGCGCAGCTCAAGGGCTGTCACGAGGTCCAAAATTTGGGAGCAGTTCAGACCTACCTTCGCAGGTATCTCTGGACCACAGCTTTTGAGATCGTCGAACACGATGCCCTTGATGCAACGATGGATGGCAAGCCGGTTGACAAACCAGCTAAGCCTGTCGAGAAGCCCGCTGAACCCAAGCGAGTCGCTGGCAAAGCAGGCCCATGGCAGATCGTTGTGGAGGCCACAGATGAACCTGAGTGGCTCGACCAAGCAATGTCCGCAACTCAGACCGCGCTCAGCATGGCGACCTCTGAGGCTGATGTGATGTCGATCTTCAAGCAGAACAAGGAACTGTTCGACCTTGTGAAAACCACCGACCAGGGCGTTTGGAAAAGCCTGATGTCGCTTTTCAGTGAAGCAAAGAAGTCTTTTAACAAGGAGTAATCATGGCTTTCGTACCGCGTCCCAATACCGGCACTCTCTGGCCCAACGACAAACGAACCAGCGATAACCAACCCAACGTCCGGGGCGACATCTTTGTCGATAAGGAGCTGATCCAGAAGCTGCTGAAGGAAGCAGAGAACGGCATGGTTCAACTTTCCCTTGCGGGATGGACCAAAGAACTGGCTGGCAAAAAAGCTCTGACTCTCAAGGTGTCTGAGCCCTACAAGAAAGCCGCTCCCGTCGCGTCAAGCGATGAAGAAGATTTGCCTTTTTAAGGTGTCGCAATGGAAACCATCCAGTTTGAAGCCGTCAAGGTGGCGCTCAAACAGAACAAGGATGGCTTTGTGCTAACCCTCTGTCTTCATCCCGATGATGCCCCGGAGCACCTCCTCCGGGACTTCGTTGGGTCACGCTATCAGGTGGTCATGGTTCGTTTGAACCAAGATGAACAGCCGCTTGATCGCACCGAGTTTGAGGGAGCCAAGGCTGTTCGACTGGCCGCTGCAATGTGCCGCGATCCTGAGTTCTGGGCCTATCTGCAAGACGAAGCATTGGTCTTCGATAGGTCAGAGGAGGAAACCACTGAATGGATGCGTGACTACCTCAACATCCAATCACGCGCAGAACTCAAGACCAACGCTACCGCACGAGATCTGCTCTTCAGAATCAACAAGGACTTTCAATCATGGCGACAAAGAAACGGATGATTCCGTATTCGGTCTACCTGCCAGCAGAGCTGTACAACAAGCTCAAAAAGGCCGGTAAGAACCGTCAGGCATCAACCATAGTCAGGCAGGCAATCGGGATGATCCTGGACGATTCTGATGCGTTTAAGACCGGGTACAAAAACGCTCTCAAGAACGCAGCCAACATCGTGGCCACCAACCCACACGCCCGAATGCTGAACATCGATGGCCAGGATCTCGGAACCGTGATGTCAAAACAGATCCTTTCACTGGAGCCGAAATGAGCTATCAATTTACGCAAGACTGGTTCAAAGCGGCACCGCATGTTTGGCCAAAGATCAAAGACATGATGCCTCGGCGCGAGTCCTTTCTTGAGATTGGCTCCTACGAGGGGCGGTCAAGTGTCTGGACGGTAGAGCATATGCTGGACGACAACGGCAGCATCACCTGTGTGGACACATGGATCGGCAGCGAAGAACACGCACAAGATGATATGGCTGGCGTTGAAGCCCGGTTCGATCACAACATCAATGTGACTCGCGAACGGTTTCCGATGCGCGAAATCTATAAAGTCAAGAAGACCTCGGTAGCTGCGATGGCTGAGTTTATGACCGGCGGCTATGTGTTTGACTTCATTTACATCGACGGATCACATTGCGCCAAAGATGTTATGACCGACTCTTGCATGGCGTGGAAACTTCTGCGTACAGGCGGGTTCCTAGTTTGGGACGATTACCTGTGGGGCAACCCTCGAGACATCTTACACAACCCGAAACTCGCAATCGATTCATTCATCATGATGTTTGGAGAAGAGCTTCAGATCATTTCAATGGGCTATCAGATCATCGTTCAAAGGAGACAACATGCCTGACTACTCTGATTCGTTTAATGCCGAGATCTATTACAAGATCGCCGCCGCAACAGATGTTGCAGAAACATGGAAACGGTTTGGATGGTTGCCGCCATCTCAAGACCCTGATGTTCAAGCCAAGTGGGCGAAAGCCAAAGAACCAACCAAGATCGGAGACTGGAAATGATCGACTACATTGAAGGAATCCTTGATGCGCGTGATGCCGTGGCTGACATTGACTCTGCGTGCCTCAACAAAGACTATAACCGCGCTATTGAACTCTGCGAACACTTGATCGTGGTGGCCAGAATGCTACGCAATCAAATCATGATCCAGGCTGACAAAAAATGATCTGGACAGATCCGAACTCCTTTGAGTTCAACTACTTCTTACCCAAGTGCGCCACGCCAGCTAAGGTGGCGGTCGATGTGTTCTACCGAGAAGAGAGTGACACCTTTGTGGTGGTCATTGATCGGATCTGGTTTGAATACGAAGACAAAACTTGGCTTCTTACATCCATCATTTCACAGGAGGTCTTAAATACCATCGACAAAGAAGCGCGTTCTCTCTTTGCAAACTTTCTAAAAACTGGAGCAAATAAATGAAAGTCACTCTCAAAGTTGATGCTGAGTTTGTGCCCATCATCATCCGTGCAATCAATGAATACACCGAGCGTTCCTTGGCTGGCATGGTGGTCAGCGTCCCGGTGCCTAGCCTCGCAAAACCAGCCACCAAACCTGCGTCGGCAGATGCAAAGACCACTAAAAAACGTGGCCGACCCCGTGGATCTAAGACCAAGAAAGCCACGGTGACCCTAGCCGCTCCCGCAGCCGTTACAGCCCAAGCCGCATAACAAGGGTCATCATGAATGCCATGCCCACCGCAGTCACCGATCCAGATCTCTTTTGGTTGCCAATGAGCTCCTGCCCAACAGGCCCAAAAGTCATGCTACTTAACAAAGGCGGCATCGCCAATGTTGGATGGTATGACGGCAAAGATCCTTGGTGGGTGGGCTGGCATCCGCTGCCTAAGATCCCTAAAGAGATCAAGGCGCTGATTGAACCAACCTACAAGCCGTCAAATATCGGCAATCTCATTGGAGACTGACATGTACCTAGCCTTGATTGAGTCCGAGATTCAGGACGTTCCTTGCTTGATCGGCGTCACCAGCTACACGCCTGCCATCGAAGAGCGCATCTCCGGGCCTTGGGAGGACTGCTACCCAGGCTTACCCGCTGAGATCGACTTTGAGGTGCTCAAGCTCAACAAGCGGCCCTACCCCTGGCTCGAAAAACAAATGACCGACCAGGACTGCGCCCGCATCTGCGACGAGATTGAGCAAGCGCGTGCGTACTAAACCAGATTCAGGGTTTGTTGCCCAGCAAGCGGTTCGTATGCGCGAAATCCTGCATCAACGGGCAGCACTGCCTCGAGAAGACCTAGAGTATGTGGTTGATCGAGTGTCAAAGCTCAAAGATCAACGCCTTCAAGAGTGCATCGCAGAATTGATTGGTTGGTCAGATGATGACCGAGCAGAACTTGAAACCTTCATTGCCATCGCGCTAGAAGTCATGAAGCGTACCAACGTCTCAAAACTCAGGGAGTGTGCGCGGATTGTGGAGTTGAAGTACTACGTGAAGGAGAGAACGGATGAGTGACGAGGACATCGAGGAGTTTGCTTACCAAGCAGGGCATTTCTTTTTGATCAAGTTCGGAACCGCAAGCGCATCGATGGACTGGCTGCGTAAGTTTGCGGATAAAGTCGCTGCTGCTGAGCGTGAGGCGTGTGCGAAGGTGTGTGAGCAGGCCGGGATCGACGGCTACGGTACGCTCGCAGCGGCAGCGATGATCAGAGTGAGGAGAGAGCAATGAGCCTTGACGCAATGAAACAGGCGCTGGAGGCGTTGGATGGCCTCTATGAGCCGGGGGAATTGGAGCGTGTAAACAAAGCCATCACCGCCCTCCGCACCGCCATCGAACAGGCAGAGAAGCAGGAGCCGGTGTGCGAAGTTTTAAATGAGCGTGGCGAGGTTGACTACATCAGCTATGTGCCGTCAGTTGGGACACCGCTCTACACCGCACCGCGCAAATGGGTCGGACTGGCTGACGACGAAATCAAAGAGATCATCGGACCGTGGGGCGAGACTCCGATCAAAGGATATACGAGAAAGTTATTTGATCAGATTGAAGCAAAACTGAAGGAGAAGAACCGATGAATACGGAAATGGGAATCAGCCTTGAAGGGCATGAATACACTATTAAGACTGCAAAAGATTTGTCTTACATCACATTTGAAAAAGGACCGTTGTTTGAGGAGCATATAAACAACCAATTGAAGATCTCCGACGGACGTACTATTGGACAAGCAACACGAGACGAGCTGCACAGTAGGCTCGATGCTTGGATTAACGGGCTTGAAACTATCGAAGCAAAACTAAAGGAGAAGAATGGATGAGCAAACTACAACCCGTAGCAATCTCAGACAAGTACAAGGAAGCCGCAGCGGAGATGCTGCACGAGGCACTTGATGAGAACCCAGACACAGCAATCGTTATTTTGTTTTGGAAAGATCGTGGGCAGTTCAAGATTAAGACAAGTGCCACGCAAGACCGATTGCAACTGATCGGTGCGCTGACTGAAGCACTGCACAAACTTGTTAAGGATGGATATACATCTTGAGCGGAGATCACAATATGAACCAAGGTAAACAAAACCCAGAAGTAGAGCAATACAAAAGCCAGATTGAGCGGCAATGCGTTGAGATGCAGGCTGCGCTTCATCTGCTGAAGGCAACAGTGGAAACGCTGCATATGCGCCTCAAACCAGTTATGGCGGACGCACCAATGCGTACAGCCTCTAGTGAGGTATCGCCAGTGGCTTCACCGCTTGGCCTGTCCATCAACCAATACCGGCAGCAAACAACAGTCGTCATTGATGAGCTTGCCCACATGATTGAAAGTCTTGAGATATGAGCGATAAAGAACTGATGCAGCAGGCGCTGATGGCGCTGGAAGAAGGCATGACAAGTAAAGAGTGGCGCGAACTGGTCAAAGCCCTGCGCGAGAGGCTGGCGCAGCCAGAGCAGAATCCTCTGACAGAAAAACGAATTGAAGAACTGTATTCGTTTTGGATTGTTGATTGCCAAGACATTGTTGGTTTTGCTCGCGCCATCGAACGTTCAAAGCCACAAATGCAACCCTGCGCCGGACGCAACTGCGGCAGCACCAACCCCAACCTGCATTCGGCTGAGTGCTTTGAGGACTACGAGAAGTCAACGGGAATGGCGCAGCCAGAGCAAAAGCCGGTGGCATGGCGATGGAAAGAGCGTATTAACAATGACTTCGATAGTTGGGTTATTACTTCCTCGGAGCCACCGCCTTATGCGGTTGAAAGACAACCCCTCTACGCCGCACCGCGCCAATGGGTCGGTCTAACGGATGAGGAAGTACATGAGGGGTTTTGCCATGTCGAGTACGAAACCCCAAACGATTGGAACACCGACCCGGACGATTGGTGTCAACAGTTTGCTCGCTACCTCGAGGCAAAGCTAAAGGAGAAGAACACATGAGCCAATGCCCTAAATGCGGGTTACAAATGGGATTGCATCACAGCGTGTTGCCCGGATGTACTTGTGGGACTTCCGCGCCTTTTACTTATCCAATCCAGCCCCAAAAGCGCCAATGGGTCGGGCTGACGGATGATGAAGCCATGCAGACATGGGACGGGATCATTAAGTACGCGCCGGGAGAGGTTCGTGTAAAGGATTTTGCGCGAGCTATCGAAGCAAAACTGAAGGAGAAGAACACATGACATATGCCATCACAATTTTACAAGCCGCAATTACCGCGCTTGAAAGAATTGGGGTGTTTGACCAACGAGTCGCCGAGCTTTATGCCGCTATCAAAATATTAGAAGAGGTAAACGCAAAATGAGTATGTGTCCCGAATGCGGCAGTTGGGACACCAGTACCAAGGCAACACGCAAAGATACTCGATATAACTGGAGATGGCGGTACAAAGAATGCAACGAATGCAACCACAAGTTTGAATCCTATGAGATTGCAGTTCAATACTTAACATTTCCTGAAGAACCAGCTAACCCAAACGGGAGACTGATCAAGTGAGTTTGAAGATTCAAAACTATGTCAGCCTGCTTGAGCATTTAATGCAAGAACCAGTAAGCGCCCAGGATCTGTCAGATCTTACTGGAATGCACATTGAAACCACGCGAGAGTTTCTTAAGGAGATGTACAAACGCAAACTTGTACATATTGCCCAATGGGACACAAAGCTTAATCAGCGTATCAAACTTCCAATGTACAAACTAGGAGATGGTAGCGATGCAATCAAACCAAAGAAAATCCCAAGCGCCCTTGCCACCAAACGCTGGAGAGAGCGACAGAAACTCAAAGAACAGTTTGACCCCTTCTACGCCATCTGTCGTCCCATGGCCGTTTCCAAAAGAACTAATCCCGTATAGCCCTTACACAATCACAAAAGGTAGCGCCGCCTACAAGGCTGGTTTGTCAGAAGGCGACCCACCCTGGTGAGATGCAAACATGACTCCACTAATCAATGAAATGTCAAAACTGGTTCCAAAACCAGAAGAGTCAACTTGGTTTGATATTGGAGATCTGGCTAATGAACAGACTTACAAATTTGATTCAGATCTGATTACACATCTGCCGTTTAATGACATCTGTGTTGTCTGCACCTCGCATGATCAAAACGAACCCGTTCAAAAGTTTGCGATCTACGCTAGGGATGTGGACTACACAAACATGAAAACCATTGCCGCAACCGGCTTTGTGTTGATGCCAGAGTTTGTTGGGTTCAAGGCGTTCTTCATCGGCTCTCAAGATGATCATCTGTTTGTGACGACCAAAGACCCAAAGACCGGGACACTGACAAACGCTCCGCTTGAGGGTGATGTGGTTCGGATCTGTATAGTCCTGCAAACTCTGTTGACGCGCCTTGCGAACAACAAAGTCACGGCCTATGAGCCTACGGTTCAACCAACATTCATCAACAAGCGCCGCCTAGCCAAGAAGAAGCCCCCGCTGATTACCTGGCGCACGGTGGTGGTGGAGCCAAAGCCCAAGTCAGAACCATTAGGCGGCACACACGCCAGCCCTCGAGCCCACGAAAGACGGGGGCACTGGCGACAACTCAAGACCAAGAAGGTGTGGGTCAAATCTTGTAAGGTCGGCAAACCCTCAAACGGAATCGTGTTCCATGATTACAAAGTCCCGGACTTATCGGAATCCAAAACTTCTTAAGCTGGCCGCAGACCAATCCTGCGTGAACTGTGGCACACAAGACGGCACCGTGGTCAGCGCACACTCAAACTTTGGCAAAGGCATGGGCCTCAAAGCCTCAGACTCGACCATCATGCACCTGTGCTTTCGATGTCACACTGAGTATGACCAAGGCTCTACTATGAATCGGTACGAGAAACGAGAGTTCGCTGAAAAGATGAACGGTCGAACCTTAAAACGTTTGCTCGAGCAAGGGCACCTTGTCGTGTCGAGCGCTCCTATTGACATCGATACAGCGGGTGGGTAAAGTGACCTAGCCGTCCCCCCGGCTGACCTCCTAGCAGTGGTCCCCCAACCCCCGGCTTCGGCTGGGGGTTTTCATTTGGGGCGTTAACTTTGGTCTTCGCCTTTTGTTCTTGGAGGCATATGTGATCGATCTTCACAAGGCCATCGGTGCCGTCGCTGCCAGCATTGCTGCACTAGGAGGCGGGTACACTTTATTCGATAAGTTTGGTTGGCTAGACAACCAGATCATTGAGTGGGCTCCGGAACACTTTCAGATCCCAGATGTGGTGATTGGCGCTCCGATTGTGGTGACGGTCGCTAGGATCAAGAAGCGCGATGACTGTTCGGTCGAGTCCTTCATCCCGGCGATTCGTGACGGTAAAGGTGTAGTGCATGAAGCCACACCGTCCAATCAAAAGTTTTCTGGACCAGCAGGGCCAGAGGTGGATACCTTCACCTACTCTTTGACACTGAAAGATGTACCGGCACCGGGCAAGTCAACGCTCCTTGCTACGATCAAGTACAAGTGTCCAGAAGGTGAGCGCGTGGTTACATACCCTCGGCATCGCAACTTAACCTTTACATTGAGCAACTAACATGGCACCACTTCTGGCCGGGATTGTCTCTAGCCTTCTCTCAAACAACCTTCCAAAGGTCGCCCAGGCCGTAGTAGATAAGGGTCTGGACTATGTCCAGGAGAAGACGGGG